CATAGCGTTTTCGATCAGTCTTTTTGTGTTCTTGCTGATTGCCTTCTCTGCGTGTTTGTCTTGCTCTTTGAGAATTTTTAAGACTGGTTCAATAGCTGAAAAGTCACGGGCTTTCTTGGCCTTTGGTTCTTTGGGGGTCTTGGTTGGTTTGAGACCCTTATCAGCTAAAGACCAGCCGATGCCATTATCTGTGGTAGTCTCTGAATGTAATTTCTGTAAAGAGGGTTTGCTGATACCCTGCATACTTGTATGTGCGATACCAGCAACCTTAGTATGCGAAGTTTCAGCATGCTGGGTTCCAGCATCCTGCTGCCTTGACTCATACAATACTTTTAGCCTCTCAATAATGACATCAAAGTCAATTTTGTAATACAATTTTGCTGGGTTGCCCTTCAAACGCTCTTGCAAAATACCATTTTCACGCAACTTTTTACGCGCTGTTTCTTGCTCGTTCCTAGTTAGATAAATTTCAGTCTGCCAGTCTTTTTGCGTCTTGTATATCCACCCATCCGGGTCAGATTCTTTATCTTTCCAGTAGAATAGCTGCGAAAGCAATACGCCTGCATTTGTGCTGCCAGATATTGCCGCAAAGTCTGGATAATATGCTACGGGTTTAGACTGTAAAAACTCCTTAAACGTATCTTTATCTGTCATGCTACTCTCCATGCTTGTGTCAGATCAATTGTTTCTTCGCGGCTAAGACCGTTCCGAAATGCTATTTCATTCAACTTTTCGGCAAACTCATCAGCTTTTTTGCTTGGCTTTACATAGCCATGCCTTAAAGCATATTCATCGCCATAAACATCATAAAGCGTTGAGGATAAATCTCGATGCGTCAAATTCATCTTGCATTGGCAAGTATTTCTCTTGCATACATAGCACTGCTTGCCCGCTACTTCTAACAAAAATACACCTGAATAATAATTCTTTGCCCTTCGGTAAGCGTTTATGTATGCCTGAACTATTCCCTCAGCATATTTGGCCTGAGCCTTTGATATAATGCGCCGCGTCACTTGTTCCGCAATACTATACAAAGCTCGCGGATATGATGGCAAAATATGTGGTGATATGCGATTAAATTCATTTACTACAGTTTCATTTTGAGAAAAAAGTTTACCAGCTTCTACGATCCATCCAACGTGGGACAGCTCCGGCTGCTTACTCGGTTTACGTGCTTGTATTTTGGCCCTGTATTTGGCAGCTCGATATTCAGACCTCCATTTAACACGTTTCACATATGTTTCCGAAAACCCTACACGCATGTGATGTTTAATGATCTTCACTGACTCAGGCATAACCTGAAAATACTCTCTGGCACTATGCGTCTCATACTTAAATTTTCTAAGTCGATAATGAAACGCTGACTCAATAGCACGATTCGCTGGCACATGCACCGCAAGCGTTAGTTTAATCAATGACCCGCAATTTAACTGAGCAATACGCTTGTTGACATCTTTAGAATACCCAATTTTGCATAATCGATTTTCGTCGTTTACTGCACAGTACACAAATCCATCATTCATTTATCCTCCAAATAAAAAAGCCAAGTCGCTGCCCTTCGCATGATTGCTAAACCGGGTTGGGTCGGTCTTTACAATCAGGGCAGCCACTTGGCTTTTCGCTGCCCAACCGTGTTATTCACCGCTGCGAAACGGTGCGCCTTTCGGCTTGGCGAGACTAGCCCGCCGGGGTCATTGCGTCAATCAAAACATCCGACTTTGAGCACTGTCGTCAAACCGCGATGGGGCAAATTTGAGATTTTCAATCGCCTGCCTGAAATACGTTTCCTTAAGCTCAATGCCAATGGCTTTACGGCCAAGAGATACCGGAGAATATACTTCAGACCCAACACCCATAAACGGTGTCAATACAACCTCGTCTGGATTAGAATACATCTCCACAATGCGGTCGATGACATCAAGTTGCAACGGATGGACGTGCTTTTCATCGTCTTCGCCTTTGGCCTCGCGAAATGGTAAAACATTATCAATCCGCACATCATCCCACACACTCGATGCGTAACGCTGCCATATGATATGAGAAAGTTTATTGCTGCGCGGGTCTTTGTGGTTCTTAAACCGCTGGTTTATCTCTTCCCATGTCCCGTAGGCTTCGACCATAGCGGGTAGCATCGGCGTCTCGCCGAAGTACCTCGTCAGGCCGTTTGGATGCGTTACGGGTGTTTCGTTGTCGCCTTTCTTCTTGAAAATTAGCATATAGTCCGGCATGGCTGTGAAGCATTGTGTAGAGTCCTCAACGATCAATTTGTGCATCAGGCTTTTGACCATTGTTCTCATGCGTACCTTCAAAGGTTCTTTCCATATCGTAATGCGGTTACGGTACACAAACCCGGCGTCATGGTGCATTTTGATTATCTCGTGAGGGAAGTCCCACATAGCCCCGGTCTTGCTATCCATTACATCGGTACAATGCACTGCCGTAATCCGTCCGGGCTTTGTCAGTCTCCCAATCTCATTTATGAGGAACCGATACTGATCAAGAAACTGCTCTTTACTTTCGCAGTTTGAAAAATCCCGTTCGTCAGATGAGTAGTTATACAACCCGGCGAATGGGGGGCTATACACGCTTAAGTCAACGCTTTTGTCTGGCAATTCCCTAACCACCCTCATGCAATCGTCATTGTAAATTGCGTAACGGTCTGTGATAATTTGCTTTTCCATCTTTTCTCCTATAAGAAGCCGGGCTTCTTTAACGTCTTTATGTTGTGTTTCACACCTACGTCATAGCTTTGATGTAAATGTGCGTTTAGCTTGGCAAATAGCTCGTTGGCCTTTTTGGCTTTTGCGGCGAGGCTGACCATAACTTTCGTCATGGATTCAGAATACACGCGGTCTACTGTCACCTCTTGCTTTTGCCCGAACCGCCAAAAACGGCGGATCGCTTGGTAGTACTGCTCATAGCTGAACGTCGGGAAATAAATCGTCCGGTTGCAGTGCTGCCAGTTCAAACCGAACGCTGTAATCTTTGGCTTGGTTATCAATCTGCCAATCTGACCAGACCCAAACGCCTGAAGTATTTCTTCCTTTTGCTCAATAGACATAGACCCCCGAACTTCTACCGCGTCCCGGTCATTTGCCTTTATCAAATCGGCTTCGGTGTTTAGATTGGTCCAATAAACGCACGTCTTGTGATTCACGCCAATTTCTGCGGCCTTCAAACACCGCTTTTCTGTGGTGATCTTTTGCTCGGCCCTAATATCTGTCAATCTGCTGGCTTCCTTGGCAAACATCAAAACCTGTCCTTCGTCGATCATTTTATGGTCATTAAGAACCTTATGGTCTTGCTCTACTAGTGGCGGCAGAGTGTAGCCATCATCTGAAAAACCTAAATCCGATGGACGGCGCATGGATATAGACCAACCAGATACCCACTGAAAAAACGCGTCGCGCGCATGGCCTTTCAATACCCATTCTGTCCCGATGTTCATTGGGCTAATAGTGTCTTCATTGTTCTTGAAAAACTTTGTCAACATATCCGTATAACCCATGTACCCTAATGCCTCAGAGCTTGTTCCTAGCTCTACAAAGTCATTTGGCGAAGGTGTGGCGGTAAATAGAAATCTGTACTGCACACGCTTAAGAAACGCCGTGACCTGATTTTTTATAGAGCCCTCAAAGTTTTTCAAAATAGACGATTCGTCGAGAATCACCGTACCAAAATCATCAGAATTGAACTTGTCCAACCGCTCATAATTGCAGACGACTATTTTCTTAGAGAATTTGCCGTCTTTGCTGTATTCTATATCGTCAATGCCGAACTTAGCCGCCTCGCTGATAAACTGATGAGCCACAGCCAACGGGGTTAGAATTAGTGCCCGTTTGTTCGTTGTCTTGACAAAGTTATAGGCCAGACTTTCTTCTATGATTGTCTTTCCTAAACCTGTGTCCAAAAATACAGCGCAGCGGCCTTTTTTGCCCGTGTAGTCTAGCACATATTTTTGATAGTCGAACATCCCTTCAGGCTGCCACTTTGGTGTTATCCCAAAATTGCCGACCGAATGCCGCTTTGCCGCGACAAATTCTTCGTAAGTCATATCGCTCCCCCCGTTTTTTCACGTCTTACGGTTGACGCGGCAGATTTTACGCTCTGCCTGACGTGTCGATAACTTTCATGCACTCATCACAGAAATGATGCGCGCGCTGTGTGACCGATACACGGCCAAACTTCCAGACGTTATCGGCAATCACCCCGCAGAGTGAGCATTCGCAGTCGGTCGCATTGTACCGACGAATTTTGATTGTAAGCATTGAAAACCTCGTGCCGTCCTTGGCGGGTTTTGTGCGTCCTTGCTCTTATAATGTCGGCGTCTGTGTCAATTGCTTTAGCCATTTTCGTACGCCCACCCAAAGCCGTATGCTTTCTTGCCGGCTTTGATAGCTCGCACAATCCACGAATGGGACGACATCGGCGCGCCGATTGACCGTAAGGCGTGGCTGATGCTGGTAAACCGCTTGCCGTCTGACCTGATCAAACTTCTTCCCAATACCTGCTGGTTCTCAGTGCGGGTGCATTCTCTCAGATTCTCGATGCGGTTGTTTAGTTTGTTGCGGTCGATGTGGTCAACCTCTACCGGCCAGCGTTTGTGACACAGGCAGAAAACTACATGGTGATACAGGTAGTCTATGCCGTCGATTTTGACCCGCATATAGCCGGTGGATTTTAGGTTCCCAACCTTGCCTTTGGCGGGCCATCTTGTCCGCTCTAACTCGCCGGTTTTTGGGTTGTAGCTGATGCGCTGGGCAAGTTCTGCGTATGTGTGTCGCTCGCTGTCGGGCCTGCGAAATTTGTGGGCGGTCATAATAAGCCTTGCTCCTTGCCGGGTAAAATGATGTGCCGTTCTGGCTCTACATCCTCATTCATAAAATCGGCTATGGCGTGCAACTCGTCAATGATCTGTCCGAATTTTTCCACGTCTTTTAGCGCGGTAGAATCACGGACGAACGACACGCGGCCACGAAAGTTGACGTGTGACCCAAACCCTAGCCGCTCCATAGCGTCGGACAAGACAAGCTCTTTCGCGTGGTCTGTCTCTCCGTAGCCTATGGCCTCGGCAAGGATTTCGCAGAGCTTCCACAAGTAGCGGTTTTGTCTGGATGTCCGGCGGTCGGAGACTCGCTTTAGTGTCATTTCGTAAACGCCGTCGGCAGCGGATGCAAGGAATATTTCCCACACCCGGCGGATGCCTTGAGGTTGGCAGACTTTATGAGATGCCACGGTGAACAGGTCAGAGCGTTTCATTCTCAATCCTGAATTTGTGTATTAGCGACTTCATGTCACGCGGTCTTCGTGGGAACGGGTAGTAAACCCGCTTGGCCTCGCACAACTCTTGCAGTCGCTCCAATTGCTCGTGAACGCGCTGCCGATATTCTGGCAGGCTTAAATTCAGCAAAAGGTAAATCCGCTCATCTGTCGGTCTTGCCTTTTGGTCAATCAGCCAGTCAAAAGACGGCATCGCTATGTAGTGGATGCCCGGCTCTATGCTGATGATGTTCAAAGGCTCGTCAGCCAATTGCGGGCAGGTTGACACTGGGAAGATATGCGCTCCGGTTCTGACGGTAGAGCCAGTAAAGACGCATTCGCCGATAAACCGTTTGGCTATCTCTTTGGCTTTTTTATGTGCCATCTTTTGCCACCTTGGTCTCGTGCCATTTTGCTGCCTTGACCTCGCCTAACATCTGCACACGGCCTTTCGCCGCCCATGTCAGTTCTTTTTGGGTTGGTTCGTTCTCGTAAAAGAACGCGTCGCCGGATTTGTCAACGGCTTTCCAGTTAGCCCATGGCGGCCAAGGGAATTGCATGTACTCGGCCAGCGACATCCCGCCGGAGTTGTTCACAGTCCACACGGTGCGCCCGTCGCGTATCGTCCCGCACCATTCAGGCACGGGAAGATTTCGCTTTTCGTACCACTTGCGGGCGTTGTACTTGGCCGACTTTGTAACGCAGCGCATCGGGTCAGGCTCTGGGGTTTGTCTCAGATAGCCGGATGTTTTCTGACCGCGTGGCGCTGGTCTCAGTTCTTCAGGGATTGGCAGTCCTGCTTTTATCAGGGCTTGCCGTCTGCGGTGCTTTTGCTGTGGGGTCATTGGTCCTCTGTCCCCCGCCAAAAGCCTTTTTTATGTTCATCCATTAGAGCTATTCGACATGCGTACTCTGCCTCGATTTGTGCCGATTTATCAACCGGAACCAACCCGAGAGCAATCAGCTTATCGAGAAGCTTTGCACCGCGGTCTGATGCTTCCGCATATGCTTGATCTGCCTTTGCCATCTTATTCATGGCATACCTTCTTCGCCTTGCGATGGCATATCTGTTTTTGGCAACGGGTGATCTGCAACCCATCCACGCAAAGCTTCAGCGTCGTCGTTGTTTGCGTCAAGAATAGTCTCTACCTGCTTTGTAGTCAATCGTAATCCCCGAAAATGCGCTACGATCTCAGGCGGGAGTTTCTTCGTCCGTTGTGCAAGTGGCACTTTGGCAACCTGCTCAGGTACTGTCTCGCGGTCGGCATCGGCTTCGCCGGTCTCAATCAGGAAAATCTGCCGTAGGGCTTGCTTAAGACACATAGTCTGCGCTTTTGGTATGGCTTTGTCGCCGCTGTCAGCACCTTCACCGTAGAATTCAAATGACATGACCTCTGTGCCTTTATGGAGGGTCAACCGCCCTTTAACGCGCACCCGGTAAATGGCTGTCCCACTCTTTGTGTGGCCTGCGTCAAGATCAGTCACCTCGCTGTAGCCTATAGAGATCAATAAGCCGTGCTTGATAGCCGCAGCCCTTACCTCGCCCACAATCGCCTCAGCAGACGCAAACTTGTAGCCCTGCTGCTCGTTGGTCCCGTCTTTCTTGATGTACTCGACATCCTTCATAACGTCCAATATCGCTTCCTGTAGTGTTTTGCTCATCCTGTTTCTCCCTATTTTATTTGCAGAGATTGACGGCTTTCTATGTGTACGCCCTCAATCTCTCGGTTTTGTTTTATGGCCTGTTTCAGTTTCGCCTTGTCGGGTTCAACCTTTATTCGGATAAACTCATCAGGCAAAAGCTCCGTGGCACACTCAACAACCACAGCCTCTGACTTGCGCCATGAGATCGTGACAAAGTCTGTCTCGATCTTCTCACCGGGGGTTAGGCATGATTCAAGAACCTTTTGGCCTATATCTCGGGCTTTCTCGATTCTGGCTTTGCGTGCCTTGAGTTCTGCCATCACCGCGTCAAGGTGCGCAATCATCACAGTATCCGCTTGTTTTACAAACCATGCTAAGTCAGTCACAGCCACGGTTTTCTGAGCCGTTAGAGCCTCGATCTTTTGTAATGCTGTTTCGTCCACGATTTCGCCCGTCTCAGGGTCAATCGCTTCGGCGAAAGCCTGTTCTATCTGCGCGGGTATTTCTTGAGCGCGCCACGCTAACACGCGCGCTGTTTTGTTTTCATTCATTCGCTCCCCTTGGTCTACTTAACTAGCCGGTAGACCTGTTCGGCCAAATCGCAAACCCTGTCTTGCAGGGAAAGTATTTTCTGCGGCATTTTTGCCCGGCGCATCTCTACGCCTTGGCACAATACCATAGCCAGAGTTTCCGAAGCAAGGTCTTTGTAATGCTCTTGCAGTTCTTCTATTCTGGCGTCGTCTTCTAGCATCTGGTGCAGGGCCATTTTCAGCCCTTC